ACATCCTGATTGGTGGACTTGGAATTGGTTTGGTGAATGAATACCTCGTCACGAAGCCAGAGGTCACATCAGTCACCATCATAGAAAAGTATTCTGAAGTGATTGATCTTGTATGGACGCATTGTGCAAAAGACTCGCGCTTTACTTTGGTGCAAGCCGATGCGGAAACATGGACTCCTCCTGCGGGATCACATTGGGATTACGCATGGTTTGATACATGGCTCGGAAACAATCCTATGAACTGTGAGCAATACGAAGCGTATATGATTGGAAAATACTCTCCGTTCTGTGATAAGGTTGAAGTGTGGAAAAACCTGTTTCCGTGAATGACACAGACGCAGTAATCCAAATACTCATCCGATTACTTTAGAGGGGCGAAAGCCCCTCTTTGTGCTATGATTGGCTCTACATACTCTACCCAATAACCAAGGAGTAAAAACATGAAGCGATTGCCTACCCTCTATCAGGATTTCATCCACCTTTCCCGCTACAGCCGTTGGATTGAATCCGAGAAACGCCGCGAGTCTTGGGAAGAAACGGTTGACCGTTACTTCCGCTTCTTTGATGAGCATTTTGCCGACAAGGGCGTGAAGATAAATAAGGCAGTCCGCGAAGAACTCCGTGAAGCCGTCCTGAATCTTGAAGTGATGCCGTCCATGCGGTCGCTGATGACCGCAGGGGAAGCACTCAAGCGGGACAACACCGCAGGCTACAACTGCTCCTATGTCGCGGTCAACAAGGTTCGCGCATTTGATGAGATCCTGTATGTTCTCATGTGCGGAACTGGTGTAGGCTTCAGCGTGGAGAGGCAGTATGTTGAAAAACTTCCTACAATCGCTGAAGAGTTTACTAACAGCGATACTCTCATTGTGGTCAAGGACTCCAAAGAAGGATGGGCAAAAGCCTACCGAGAACTGGTATCCCTACTTATTGGAGGTCAAATCCCCCGATGGGACTTGTCTCACATTCGTCCTGCTGGTGCGCGCCTCAAGACTTTCGGTGGACGCGCAAGTGGACCGCAGCCACTGGAAGACCTCTTCCGATTTACCGTCAGTACTTTTAAGAAGAGTGCTGGTCGGAAACTCACCTCTATTGAATGCCACGACATTATCTGTAAGATTGCAGAGATTGTCGTTGTCGGTGGAGTGCGTAGATCGGCTCTTATCTCGCTTTCCAACCTCACGGACGAGCGGATGCGTGATGCTAAGGTGGGGCAGTGGTGGTTGGACAACCCGCAGCGGGCATTAGCAAACAACTCCGTAGCCTTCAAGGAGAAGCCAGAGATCGGCACCTTCATGGAGGAGTGGCTGTCGCTCTACAAGAGCAAGAGCGGTGAGCGCGGCATCTTCAACCGTCAAGCCGCACAGAAGACGGTGGAGAAACTTGGGGATCGCCGTGATGCCTCCTACGAGTTCGGCACGAACCCCTGCTCCGAGATCATTCTCCGCGACAAGGAGTTCTGCAACCTGTCCGAGGTGATTGTCCGCGCAGAGGACACTCCTGATACGCTGAAGCGCAAGGTGCGTCTTGCTGCCATTCTTGGCACTTGGCAAGCCTCGCTCACCCACTTCCCGTATCTCAGCAGCGATTGGAAGCGCAACTGCGAAGAGGAGTGCCTGCTTGGTGTTTCTCTCACAGGCATTCTTGACAACCACTTCATGCGGACACAGAGCGACAATCTCAATGTGCTGCTTGAACTGCTCAAGGCTGACGCGGTTGCCACGAACAAGGAGTGGGCTAAAAAGATCGGCATCAATCCCGCAGCGGCTATTACTTGCGTGAAGCCAAGCGGAACGGTGTCGCAGTTGACCGATGCGGCAAGCGGCATCCATGCTCGTCACAACGAATACTACATTCGTACCGTTCGTGCCGACCGCAAGGATCCTATGTGTCAGTTTATGATTGACAAGGGATTCCCTGCGGAGCCGTGTGTGATGCGTCCTGACCACACGATGGTGTTCTCGTTCCCGCAGAAGGCTGTGGGATCGGTGACGCGCAACGACATGACTGCGATTGAACACTTGGAGTTGTGGCTCACCTATCAGCGTCACTGGTGCGAACACAAGCCAAGCATCACGGTCACCGTTCGTGAGCATGAGTGGATGGAGGTTGGTGCGTGGGTGTACGCGCACTTTGACGAGATCAGCGGCATCTCGTTCCTGCCCCACTCGGATCACACCTATCAGCAGGCTCCGTATCAGGACTGCACAGCAGAGCAGTATGAAGCCGCTCTTGCGAAACTGCCGAAGTCCATTGATTGGAGTGAACTCACACAGTACGAGAAGTCTGACACCACGAAGGGAACGCAGACCTTTGCGTGTTCAGGCGACAAGTGCGAAGTGGTTGACCTGACTACATAAAACAGCCCCACAGGAGATAGCATCTCCCGTCCGACAACCCCCGCAAGGGGGTTGTTTCTTTTTGCAAATCCAGACATTTTTGTTCCGCCGAGTCCTCTAAATATTTACATGAAGAGAGGAGCGGTACATTCTCTTCTGCTGGCTCTTGCACTCGTCTTGCTGCAAGCCTGTGCGACAGATATCACTGCCAACGCGCCGAAGAGCGCACCCCCGCCGAAGTGCGGGGAGATTGAACCAATACGAGAAGCCCCCGTGGAGATGCCGTTCTTCATGCGGGGCTTCTCGCTATTGGACGGGTACACGGATCCTGCGGTCGGATATTTGCAACGAGAAGACGGGGAGATGATCGGCAGCGCAATACTGATTTCTCCCACCGCCATACTCACCGCAGGGCATTGCATGGACGGCACGGGAGCAGCGTGGTTCGTGACGCAGGAATCGTGTTACCGAATCAAAAAATCCATCCTGCATCCATATTACAAAACAGGAGACACCATCTTGGTGGACTTGGCGGTGGCGGTCTTGGAAACGCCCTGCGCTGCCCCGCCGCTGCCTCTGGTGGGCGCGGAGTACGAGTACCACCGCTATCAGCCACTCACGGTGATCGGCTACGGAGGAGGGTTTAAACGGCGTTCTAATCCTGATCTGTTCCATTATTTTGGAACCATCGTGGAGGAACCCGCAGTATTCAAATTTCTCCCATTGGACGGCACGGTGTGGTTCGGTGACTCTGGCGGTGCGGTGCTTGACGAGAGCGGAACCGTGATCGGCGTGGTTTCATCTCTTGGAATATTCAACGGACACCTGTACGAAAACTCTGCGACTCGTCTTGAATCGTTTACCAAATGGATACAGGAGGCAAGCCAATGAAACACGAACTAAACCAAACTCAACGAGTTCTGCTTGGCGCAATCTCTTTCTGTGTTGGAGTATTGCTTGCGAGGGCTGTGGGGCTGTGACCTAAATATGATCATGGTGATAGCAGGTATTGATTATTCTCTCTGTGGTCCAGCCGTGTGCCTGTTCCGCGCAAACTCTACGGGCAAGTTCTCGTACAGCGGTTGTTCGTTTTATTTTCTGACGGACAACAAGCGGCAGAGCGAGATTCGCACGCTAAACATATTCGGTGAGCGGTTGAGCGATTGGGACAATGATCAGCACCGCTACGAAACGATTGCGGATTGGGCAATGGACATCGTGATGGGCTGCACCCATGTGGCACTTGAGGGATACGCCTACTCTGCCAGCGGCAAGGTGTTTCATATCGCAGAGAACACAGGCATCCTGAAGTACAAACTGTATCAGTTGAGCATTCCCGTCACGATCATTCCGCCCACTGAGGTGAAGAAGTACGCCACAGGCAAGGGCAACGCAGACAAGAACGCCATGTACGATTCGTGGCTGAAGGAAACAGGAGTGGACCTGAAAGGACTCTTGACACCGAAGCGTCAAGAGTCCGTGAGTCCTGTTTCAGATATTGTTGACTCGTACTACATCTGCAAGAAGATGTATGAATCACTGCCCGAAGATGTCCGCGTGGCGGACGATTAAGGAACCGTTGTGGTGTTGTCCTGCGGGGCGGGCTGCGTCTTCTCTTCAGCCTTTTCCTCTTCGCAGTCTTCCCGCTTCTTGATGAATTCCTTCCACGCCCAAGCCACAACCAAGAACAGTACAGGCAGATACCAAAGAATCCATCCCCAGTTCTGACTGATCTGATCGCCATTGAGGATTTCGTGCTTCAGTTTCATCATAATGACGCTATCCGAAGTGTTGTCAGGAATCACTTCAGGACTAGTGCCGCAGGCAGCGAGAAACGAGGTGGCTAGCAGTAGCAGTGTTTTCTTCATGGCTGCTCCTTTACGACTTGTTTGCAGCAGCGGCACTACCGAAGTAGAAGCCCACGATGCTTACGAGAATCTGACGGGTTTCGGATGTGAACAGGAATCCGTTCACCTCCACGAAATACTTCTTCGTCGTCTCGGGAATCAGACCGAACAAGCCTTCGGGATTCTTTGCGTCAACCTCAACAAAGGTGGGTAGACCAAAGAACGGCAGGATGAAAGGAGCCAGCAGGGTGGCGAACAGCACGGACAGCACGATGATCTGCCGAATGCCTTTGCCTACATCAAGCGGGACGCGCTCCGCTGCCTTGTCTTGATTCTCGGTGGTCTGCTTGTTCTGCGCCATCAGGCGTTCGAACATTTCCTTTTGGTCTTGACGCTTCTCTGCCATGAAGCGAAACAGGAATCCAGTCGCAGAGCCTCCAACCAACGAAATGAGTTCAGGACTAATCATGTAGTCACTTCCTTTCTAAAGCGGTTACCCCCTATTTAGGTCTTGGGGGCTTTCCGTCTTCCTATTTTTGATTTTCTGCGCGGTGGCACAGGAGGAAGATCGGGTGGGAGTCCCGCTATCTTGGTGCCGTCTGCCACATTCGTGGGTGGCTGTGTGACGATTGGCGGGGGGAACTCTTCAAGGAATTGCGTGAATTTTTTGATTCTCATGTTAGTTTACCTCGTTGGTGCCGCCAAGAGACAGACCCAGTGCTGCTCCAATGGTGTTTCGGCTGTAGTAGTCAAACGGATATGTGGCTCCTGCCCACCCCTGTGCGGTTGCAAACGCTGGTGCGGCTGTTGCGCTGAATGTGGACAACATGGTGATGAAATCATTGAAATTTGAGGTCATTACATTGTTCTGCCAGAACTGCTTGCCATTCGCCGTCCAGAACTTTGTCTGATGGTCAGTTGCGTATGTTCGCGGGTTGGCATCAAAAGACGCTCCATTGAACACATCGCTATTTTTCCATACTGGCCAGGCAGTGGGGTGAATGTCGCTATACCGTGCGTACTTTGTCTCATTCGTACCCTGCGCCTCAACCAGTCTTTCTCCACCCTTCTTGAATTCGCTCAAGGCGAAACCAATAGAGTTGAAGTTTGCAAAGCACACGCCCTTCAATGCCGAGTTTCCGTTCTTCAGGTTCGTGTAGTGTCTGTAGTGGTCGGACAGCGCATACAGGTGGGCTACAGCCGCGATGGGCGTGTACTGTGTTCTGTCTCCGTCTGCGGTGAATCCGCCAGCACCAAGCGATGCATCGCCTCTCCAGAAGTTGAGGAAACTGTTTCCCCGTGCTATGGTGTGATATATTCCGAAAGGATCGCTGCTTGCTCCCCGCACCACGATGTCCGACAGACGGAATCCCTGTGGATTCATGCGGTGCAGATGGCGGATCTCTGACTGTTTGATGGATTCGGGATAGTTCTGCGGATTTGTTGATCCCCAGAACCACGGCTCGTCCGATGTGACGAACTCGCCCTGCCAACCAGTGGAAGCCGTTACACCAACCGCACCAGATATTCCAGTCGCGGTGGGGGAGATCAAAACTTGATTCATTCGGTTGAATGGTCTTGATTCTATGAAGACGGGTATTCCTGCCGCCTCTAGTTTCCGTTTCACATACCAGTCGCTCAACTCCAACGCATCAGTCAGATAGGCACCAGAGAAAGAAGCAGATGGTGCCGTTGAATCACCAACGGTGCGATACAGGTAAACACTTTCGGGAGTAGCGGTTGAACGAGCCACATCAAGGTTCACCGACAGTTTTCCCTTTCCTGTGGGACTAGACGGCTTCATGCTCTTGATCACATCAACCATAGAATCAAGTTTCGCGTAGAAAGCAGCGTCCTTTTCCGCAGTGGTTCCAGGTAGACCTCTCCATATCGCACAAGAGTGACGGCGATAGTTTGACCATCCCATCAAGCCAGGAAGGTACAGATACACATTGCACGGCTCGGTGATAGGAGTCCTCTGCGTGTTGGGAGGAACCATTGTTCCCGTGAGCAGGGCGTTTATAGCCTGCGGGAATCCCTTCCATCGCGCTGGCTGTTGGTGCGTTAATCCTGCGGGAGACGGCAGCGTGTATCCGTCCTTGAACTGCTGATAAAGGAGGAAGTTTCCTCCTGCCGATGCTCCATAAGTGGACGCATACACATCCCGTGCGTAGCCACCATACGGCAGGTACAGGTGGAAACTTCTTGCGCCCCACTTGTATGCATCAATCACCTGTTCGTAGACAAGATTGTGCCAAGGCGTGTTGTTCAGGTCAGACGGGTTGGCATTCCACGGATACGCACGACTTTCCGATGCCGAGAGCGGATCGCCTTGGAAGCAAGCCACGCTTGTTCCCGTCCAGTTTGCCCATGTAGCACCCGCAACATCGTTTGCATAACCTCCCTCATTGTAGAAGAATATGATGGGGTAGTACTGATCCTTTGCCAGTGCAATGGAATCAAAGGCATCGGGAGATGCAGGGGCAATGGTGTATTCTGGCTTCACCGAGGACTTCGTGATGAGCCACACGCCACGGGTTCCGTGAGGATATGTGGAACCGATTCCTCCAGGAACTGTGAGTGTTGCGGGAAGATCGGCGCGAGTGTTCTGCGTGAGCGTCACGGTTTCGTCCAACAATCCTGGACGAACAGTGAGTCTCCATATGTAAAGACCCGCGTTCGGTCCGCTCTGAATCCTGGCACCAGAGATGAACACCTTGTCCGAAAGCGATGGATAGTCTGTCACCACAGGCTCGGCACACTTGCTGTTGCCAGAGATGTTTCTCCAGTTGTTCAGCATGGTGTGGATATAGATGAGATCGTGATCGCGTCTGTCTCCTGCTTCAAACTCTACGCTATCACACCACTGTATCAAGTGGTGTGCGCCTGCAAGAATCAGGTGGTACATGAGTTCCCACCAGTAGCGGCGATCCATGTTGAACGACCATGTGGATGGACCAAGACGAGGACTGCTGATCCACGGGGCAAAGTGCTTCCACAGCACTGGATCGGAACGCTGATACGCGCGGATATTACGGAATTCGTTGATGAATCCAACGAATCCTGCGTTGTTGTTCGCTGCTTCATGCAGGAATGTATCACCAGTTGATCCTGTGAATCCGATGGGATTGTGGAACTGAATGGCAATCTGATTGGCTGTTCCAATGTTTCCAGCAGTGATGTAGTTGAACACCGTGGCACCGAAACGACCAAACCAAACATAGTCGCCAGGTCTGATGGTGCTTCCGTTGACCCATGCGGTTATGGCTGTGGCTCCTGCATTGAATGCGTGAGATACGCTCGCTCCACGCACGAAATTTGCGGAACCCGCCGTGATGCCGAACCAAGTGGTGTCTCGTATTCCGCCAAACCAATCAGGATTTGATCCGTGTCGCAGTCCTAGACGATGGTAGAACCGAATCGTCCCATCTGGGTTGGTGTAATCGTATGCATTGGCGGCTCCACCGTAATTCGTGGTGCTTGTTGGTTCTGGAACCGTCTGCGCCACTCGTCTATATCCAAGTGCAGGGATCGGCACTCCACCGTACAGATATTTCTTGGAGTAATTGTTGCCAGGATTGGGGAAATACGAGGCAGCCGCATGGAGATTATAATATGTTCCTGCGGCAGTGACTCCTCCACCAGAGTAGAAGTTTGGCGAGCAAGTCACATCTTCTGGCTGCACTGGTGCTATGCTCGGATTTCCGTTTCCACTGGTGCTGAACAGTGCTTCGGAAACATTGACTGGTCCCTCTTGCAAATAGTTTCCGCAGGTCATTACGCCCCATGAGCGGTTCTTGGCAATGTTGTGAATCATGGAGCGATAGTGTCCCTCGCACAACGCACGGAGAATGTATGTCCATGTCATGGTGGGATACGATGAAGCCATATTGTACGGACTGAACCCGCCGCGATCCGCTCCGTTGATGCGGGTGGTGGTGTTCAGCGTATCTCGCGCAGGATCGTTTCCTGGATCGTCATCGGTGCGAGTGCCGCCACCCAAGTAGTTCACGGCGGATCTCACATATTTTTTGCGTTCTGGCAGACGGTATGTAGATGATGCATTGTAGGCGTTGTATACAATGTAGGTGACACCGCTTATGTCTCCGAGCGTGATTGCCGCAGGAACGCCAGACACTGGTTCGGGATATGCGGGAGACGCAACAGGAGCAGCCAGACCAGGATTGATCACTCCACGATAGTATGTGCCGAAGTTCGCGCACAACTGATTGTAGATGTCCATGAACATGGAGGCAACCGTTGGCGAACCGTCATTAGTGATTCCGTTCACCTCAAACTTGTATGTGCGGATGCGTGGATCGTTTATGGTTCCCATGAACCACTCGGGATCCTTATAGTTCACCGTTCCGCAAAGACCAGCGGGTACGCCGACATCATCAAACAGAGAGACGGACTTCCTGTTGGGCTGCACAGAGTTGAATGCAACATTCTGAAAATATGTTCTGTGCTGTTGATTCGATTTGCCATTCCATGTTATTCCCGTGTCTTGTCCGCTGTAGTACAGAGTGTAGGGTGTTATGTTTTCCACATCGTCATCAATGTACTCAAAGCGAGCATTTGCAAGAGTGTTTGAGCCTACTGGTCTGTCCCCTATGATCCCCTCTTCCACGCGATCCAAGTAGTTTTTCAGTGCATTTCCCGCGAATGCTGCGGCATTGTCCGTGAAGATCGGGGCAAGTGTTCTTCCGACCGCAAAGGTTCCTCCCATCACATAGATGCTGCGCTCAACATTGCACGCAGAGTATCCGCCACCAACGGTTCCGCTCACGGTAACTGTGGCAGACTGCACTGGTATCCGCTTGTTTTCTCCTGCCGCTGCGGTGAAAACGCCCAGCCTGTCATAGCCAGGAACATCAACCAATACCCCAACTCTAGTGGAGCCATCAGTGAACCACAGGTAATCGTTGTGATACAGCGTCAGACCGTTTGCTGGTCCCGTCAGGGTGATTCCCGTTGCACTTACAGGGAAACTCTCCGATATGAGTACGCCGTTGTATGCAGTTCCACCAACGAGATCGGAGTATATCGCATTGGTGTAATCAATGTTGTAATCCCAATATTGATTTGGTGGTGTTTTTGACGGGATTCGGTATCCAGAACTTGTTACTCCGCTCTTACCCTTGTTCCATGTGACTCCATCCATCTGCATATAGTGCTGAAGAACAGTATACGGCTGATCTCCTGCACTAAGGTTGAATGCCTGTGACGGGGTGAAAGTAGCGATAAAGCGGGGATAAATGTGCCGCTTTCCGACAGGCACGGTCTTCATCCTGTCAATGGTTCGGTAGATCATCTCGTCTGTCGTGAATGTTATTCCGAAGAACGCATCCACATTGTTTGCTATACTACCCCTGCCCGTAACGGTATCTGGTGTGACTATGTTTTTTCCGCTCAAGTAAGGTATGAAAAGCGGAACAATGGATCGTATTCCTGCCTGTATTGCGTTCAATCCACCCGTGGTGGCTGCGTCAAAATTCACATTTACCGACTCAAACGAAGGAACGCTTGGATCCGCTGTTTCTGGACTATAGGCTTTCCGCGCATATTCAAAAGCATTTGCATATGTTGCACCACCAGTAGATGTGTAGAATCCAGCGTATCGCGTTGCATCGGCATCTCGTGCAGCACGGGTAGTGTACAATGCTGAAGAATTCGCGGCACTTCCGTCCCGACCGTAATCTGGATCGGTCCAAGCAACTGCGTACACCTCGTAGTCCGCAGGACCGTTCGCAACCGTGATCTTGTCCGCGTTCGGATTCGTTGTCCACGCCCGTTCGGTGCTGGTGAAAGACGCGATGCGCTCATCCGTGCCGCCGAACACCATGAAGTGGATTTTTTCCGAGAACCCCGACCCATAGAAATCGGATGTGACACCCTGCTCAATCACGCCGTTCACCACCGACAGCCGCGCAACCTCCACACGGAATCCGTTGCGGGTCTTCTCTCCGCGAATGTACGGAACAGCAAACTCTTTGTCCAATACAGTTGACGGTCCTGATGTCTGTTCGCGTGAAAGAATCACGCAATAGTCCGCGTTGTCCAAGGGCTTGGTGAACTGCACATCTATCGTGCATAGTCCTCCTGCGGAGATTCCTGCCTTGTAGCCGTCTGCGGAACCGTATGAGTTGTAGCCGTCCTCCATGTATGCCACGACAGTGCTGGCGTTCTTACGCGCAGGAATCACGATGGTTCCGTAGGCAGCGGCAACGCGCTTCTGCTCATCAAACAATCCGATGTTTTGCAGAGAAGAGGTATTGGTTTCACCGATCCGCCCGAAGCCGCCTTCTCCTGCGATAGAGAAGGTTCCTCCCGTCACGCCTCCGTTCGTACTGAATTTGCGAGAATCCGTTGCCAACGAAAACACCGCTATATTCGCTTTATAATCTGTCTTTGCTTCATCGGTGATCCGTGCGAGATTTCCGTTTGTAGAAACAGTTCGCTCTATTTCATGGCTCGTAAGTGTCAGTGTCGTCTTGGCAGTGTTAAAATATGCATCGTCCTGATCCTGTCCAGCAAGCGTGGGTGCATCTCCCAGGAAATCGCTATAAACATTCCACAGATTGAGCGTTGATGCCGAATCAGAAATCTGCGGAGTAACTATTGTCACATATGCGCCAGACATGAAACGGTCAGTTTCCGACAGAGAGAGCGTGTAGGCGATCTTTCCTGATGCAATCGTAGTGCGGAGCGGATTGCTTATCCCATTGCTCTGATTCGTCAGTATCTGTGGCGTGACTACACCAAGAGTGTTTGCAAAGGACACCACAGCCCATGCATCACAAGTGGGCGAGTTCTGCGGAAGGGACGATATTTGTGATGCTGATCTGCTCATAGGACTACTACCGATAGGGCTAGTGTTCTTCGTAAGGTGTTTGATGCACCTGACTGTCGCTCATCAATTCTGTCAGTTATAATCAATTTCTGATTGTTATTCCAAAGATTTTCACTGGTATGACCCAACCGAATCCAGAAACCATATTTTGTTTTTGGAGAATCGGAGGTGTTTAGAACATGAACAAGACGATATTTTTCAAGATTAGTGTTGTTCAGATTCAAAGTATTTTCGCTGACGGGATTCATTCGCGGCTGCACAAACACCCGATACGCAGAGTCCTGCATCGGCGTAATAAACTTGAAATATATTTTGGTGAGTACTGCCGACTCAATACCTAAACGCAGATTGTATCCGTCCACGAAACTGATGTCATCCAACGCTGATTGAGTCGTTACATTCAATGCAGACGAACCCGCCGTGTTGCGTCTAGCCAATGCTGTAACGCACCAAGCACGGACACGACCGCCAGTTGGGAACAGTGGAGTGACGACTGCGTTGGACATTAGAGCCTCTTGAGTTCTTCTGCTAGTTTCATGTCTAGCGGAATCTCCCCCACGCACACTCCATCAAAAATCATCCGCTCATCTATGTAGTTCAGATACAGCAGCACCGTCTTCAGCGGAGAGTGGATGTCGCGCTCCAATTTGTGAAACAGCATACGGGCTGTGGCGTGTTGACCAAACACATTTCCCATGATTACCAAATGATTCAACAGCAGGATGGGACGGATCCTGCCGTTGCGCGAGTATTTCTTCAGCAACCGCTTCACATACTTGATTTTTGAAAGGTCTTCGTTGAACTCTGTCATGCCCAAGCAATCGGGATTCGTGTAGTTTCCCATTGCATAGAGCATGAAGTTGTCCCGAGTCAGCACCTTGAAGTCCATGATATAGGGGCGTTGGGATCACCAACGCATATCGTTCTTTTCAAGACGGGACTTGATCGCCTTCTGCCTGCCGATCACATTAGCCGCGCCTTGGTGGGGGCTTGGCTTCTTCGTGGGCTTCTTTGCACGGGCAACGGCTTCCTCAACAGACTTGATTGCGCCCTTGTGGAACCGCTTGCCCTTGCCGCTCTTGTCTGCTCTTGCAGCAGTGGGATCGGGTGCGGTGAGCGGAATGCCACCCATAGTCTCGGTGTATTCCTTCATGGGCTTCTTCTTTGCACGGAGCATGGCAAAGTCCTGTGAATCAAGTCGCTTGTTCTTGTTCACATCCAGTTTCTTCTGACCGCCGATGAGTGCTTCTTCTACTGGCTTCTTTTTGGAGCGAAGCATCTTGAAGTCCTGTGCGTCAAGACGCTTGTTCTTGTTCATATCAAGTCGCTTTTGACCGCCGATGAGGGCTTCGTCAACGACTTCTTCCTTCACCTTCACGGGCTTACCCTTGCGCTTTACGATCTTGCCGCCGCGACCGTACAGATAGGGCGAATCGTATTCCTTCGTGTCTCGCTTGATCAAACTGCGCGAGGCACGATCTGCCTTGGCTTCCTGCTTGCGCCCACGCTCCGCAGCCTTGCCCGTCTTGGTCATCTTGGCAGAGTATCCGCGTGAAGCCTTGTCCTCCGCTCTCTGAATCTTGTGTTCCATGTCGCGCTGACGAGCAGGAGTCTGTGCCATCTCTTGTACATCACCTTTGCTTGGATCAGGCTTGCGCTTCAGTACCTTGCCGCCCTTGCCGTACAGTTTCTTGGATCGCGCTTCTGCTGCGTCCTTGTCGTACACTTTTCTCAAGTGTTTTCTCGTACCCTTGGTGCTTTTCGTTCCAACTGTCCCGAGAAAATCCCTCTCTGCTGCGCTAATGTTTTTTCCCATTTCCTTGAAGCGAGCAGCGGTCTGTGCCATCTCGTCAAGGCTGTCGCCGTCATGCTCCACGCCCTCTGGCATTACCGCAATCTGCGGCTGTAGTTTGGCGTTCACGCGATACAGTCCATCTTCAGCAATTTCAATGTTGGCAATCAGCGTAAACTCTTGCAGTCCTGCGGTGGGATTAGCCTTGCCGTTCATCACGACATTGGCTGTGTTGCCGTCAATCCCGTCCACGCGACCAAACAGCGTAACCGTCAGAGTAACAGGACCAGTTCCGCCATCCTGCCAAAGGTATGGTGTCCACGGAAAGTCAAGCATGAGCAGGTTCAGGCGGGTCTTGATGCGAATGAACGCCTCACTGGGCGATTGAAATGTGCTGCGACTGATGGCATTAAGCATAGCGTTGATCTGCGCCATGCGCTCTGGACCAAAATTGACTGGTCCGTTTTCGGTGTCAATGCCGCGATTGGGATAGCCCGTGAGGACTTCCTTGTACTCGCTCTCGTTCAGTTCGCTGCGGAATGCCTTGAATCGCTTTTGTTCGCTCATTTGATTTACCTTTTACTCTGTGGTTGTGTCTGAACGGTAGTCTGTGTCGCTTGCTCGCTTGGAGCCGCTGCCAGCCTTCTTGCGGCGATCTGCCGCCCAATACATCTTGCCTGTCTTCTTGTCCTGTCGCGCCATTGGATTCACGGAAGTCCGCTGTGGGGGAACAGGCTTGCTTATTTCAGCGGATGATTTCGCGTAGTCTGCCTTTGCCTTCTTCAGTTTGGCTTGAGCAGGTGAGCCTTCCCATGCTTCATCCAACTCGTCCATGAATCCAAAGAATGTCTTGCCCTCGCTCACGCTCTTCCACCCGCCTCCCTGCTCGTTGTACCACTTCACTGCCCAACCGTTCGCGTAGGCAGACGGATACACATCAAACTTGGCGCGAGCCTTGGACTTCGCTTGCGCCCACAGTTCAGGCTTCGTGGGCTTGTTCTTCTCCATGAGTGCTTGTGCGTCTTCGCAGAACCAGAACAAGTCCATGCCTTCCTGCGTGGGAACCTCAAAC